TACATATTTTTGGGTGTAATCATACCAGAGGAGGTGTTTACCCCCTCTGTATGACGCTTAAATCAAGACTTTTTTTTGAAATTATCCATAAAAGCCATGAGTTTTTCAGTTTCTTTAGGAGGAAGAGGATTTACCATCTCTCTTTTCTTTTCGAATCTTTTCTGAATAGTATGACATGCCCAAATTAAACCACATTTTACTGAACAGAAATAACCAAACTTCATTATCCACATACCAGTAAACAATTCGTAGTTATATCTTATCTTACCATCTGAATCTTTTACTGGTATCTCTTTTCTAATTTCAAGATTACCTATATATTTTTCATTTGGCTTTTCACCATAGTGCTTTATGACTTCTCTTTCAGCAGGCTTCTGACAATTATAACAACGAACTTCACGATTTAATCTTCTAGCATTTGCTATATCATCTCTTCTCATATTGACCTCCAATCAATTTTATTTTTTGTAGTACATGACAAGTTGGCTTCTACCTTTTTTACCTTTCCGTGTAGTGCCATCTCTTGTGATTAGACCTTTACGTTCAAGCTGAGCATATCTAGGTGTAATACTACCAACTGAGTGCATATCATCAGGTGTCCATTCAGGATTATGTGATGCAAAGTTTGCTGACATTTTCCAATAATGATCCATTAGTTCGTCATGAGTACAACCATTATCGCCATGTGCTTTTACTATATCTAATACAAATGATTCTAATCTATTTGTATTAACTTTTTTAGAACGGGATATCGTCTGGGTCATTTATGTCTCCTAATACTGATTCATTTTCTATAATGGTTTGATTTGTTACTGGTTCTTCAACTCTTGGTGTACTGTCACCTATCCGTGCAGATAGAAACTTAGTATTGCCATCTTTGGATATTGTTTTCCAACAAGCAATTCTACGTTTATCTTGGCTTGGCATAGTAACTGGTCCACTAAAGTCTGGTGCTTTTTCATTCAATGACTTATCATTCTCGTACATAGTACCGACTTTGACATAGACATCTCGTGCTGTACCACCATCTGGTAGTGAGGCTTTCACAATAGCAATACGATATTCTGATCCTTCGCTATTTAGTTTCCCTTGCACAAGCAGACTTTCGTCTGCTCGTGGTTTGAAGAAACTACCTCTGTCTGTATTATCATAATCCATCATCTTCTCCTTTCATCTTTGGTTTGCTGATTTGGATTGTAGGCTTACTTGCTTCGTTACCATCATCATCTTCTGATGGTAGTCCATATACCGACTGCAATGTATATCGCTTGGCATATGTAATAGCTGAGCCAATCTTCTGAGGGTTCTCATAATTAGCTTGAGACATTATGATCGGTAGCTTTGACACATAAGTACTCTCATCAACAACATGACGTACTGTAGTGACAACAACTACTTCTGATTTGGTATCCATATGACTTGTATATACATAGTCAATTTCTTGGGTAAAGAATAAACCAAATTGATTACCCTGATTTACTGCAGAAATAACTGACTCAAGTGTAGAGTAGTTGCTCCTGAAGTGTGGGTTCTTGCCATCTTTCTTGGCAGTCACAGCAAGTTTTTGAAATTCAAGCAATGCTTGTTTCAAAGTTGCAGTAACTTTGGTGTGTGCTTTACTTTGCACAGTTTTTTTGGTATTTGTATTTGTATCTGTCATGTATGACCTCCATTATACAGATAGTTAAAAGGGTAAGTGGGTCTGCTTACCCTTTTTTTGTTATGCGAATAGACCCACGCTTATCTCTTTTGACACTTATTTTGTCATTATATATTTCTGACTCATTGTCTTTTATCTCTGCCTTTAGTTCTTTCTTTGCATTCTCAAATACTTTTGCATTCTCTTCATGCAATAAATATTCTGTACTTGCTAGTGCAAAGCTATTGCTTCTTGACACATCACGTTTGACTTTACCATCAATCGGTATGTTGTCTTTGATACTTTGCTTTATCTCTGACACATAATCTTGAGGTTGTGTATTATGTGTAACATATTCCCAAAATGATTTGATCTTATATAACATTTCATTTTGATATTGTTTGTTAGCACTTACGATTACACACTTGTGTTGATTGCCAAAGATAACAGAAAATACCATTTGTTGCAGTTCTGATATATACATATAGAATTGCATTTGTGGCATATAATAATCTAACATATAGTCCATATCATTACGACTATGTGTATGCTTACATTCCACACCAATTTTTCTATCAGTTTCTACACCATCTAATGTACCTTGAAGTTTAATACTGCCATACATTTTTGTGTATGATTGTTGTGGCACAAAGTCATATTCATAAAATTCTTGTAGCCATAATAAGTTAAAAGTTTCTGTAAAAGAACCTAACCTAACATTGAACTCATGTCGCAAATCTTTACGACCAAGCAGTCCCATTTTGATTTTCCATAGTTCTTCCCAGTTACCTTGCATCAGAGATACCATATCACTACCTCTGATAAAGTCTTCACGCATAGCTGCATGACGTAGTTCTGTTGCCATAAGACCTCCAATCTTGCTATCAGCATACTACATTTATTGTTATTTATCAAGCACTTAGTTAATTTAATTTAGGTCTGAGCAAGACCCTGACACGTCACCAGTACTTTCCCAATCTTGCTCAGATGTGTAATGTGATGAGGTTAAGGCGCGTGACTTGAGAACTTCTTAACCTCATCTGTATTGAAGATGGAACAACGAGTAATTAAGGAATAACCATCTCCAATTCTATTTATGCTTTTGCATAACCTCTGTAATCAGCAGTCACACCTTTAGGTTGAATTTTTTCATCTCGATCAGAATAAAACTGAACTGATTTGAAATAATTCATATATGGTTTAGGTATGTACCTTTGATAATCTTTTTCTTGTAATGCTTCAGGTGCATCTTCAAATCTTTCTTCAGACATTTTATTTCTCCATCAATGCTATTGCTAAATAATAAACCATATTATCAAGACTATTAGATTCAATTTTATTATCTTCACAACTTGTTTGAAAGTCATCAACTCTCATACTAGATACTTTGTCTAATGCTTGAGCAAATTTTTCTTTTTCTTGTATAGATGGTGGTATATTTATTTTCATTTTATCCTCCTAATAAGCTAATTGTTTTGTTGGTGTAAAAGTAATTTTGCCATCTTTATCTTTTGATAGCCAACCATTACCAAGCCATACATCTTTGAAAGTGTCATTACCTTTCATTTTTTCTAAGGTAATTGTTCTCTCTATTGATATTCGTGTAGCCTCACTTACTAAATTTTTTTGTGTTGGGTAATCTTCAGGTTTCATTTTATTCTCCTATTGCTGAAATTAGTTTACTTGATACTGCTTCGACCAATGACTTACGATAGTGCAGCATTGGTTCAATGAACTCATAAAACTCTGCTACAGTTGGAAAGAACTTGCAGTTCATAATGACTTTCTCACAAGCATACTTCATTATGTCTGCAGGCACATGCTCGAACTTCTTGGCATAGACTTTGGCTTTGAAGGCTAAGTCTTTCTGTGTCAGATGGCTTTGCTTGGCTGTGCATACCATGACTTCAATCAGCCATTGATGTATGTCTTTGGGATCAGCTACAGTCATACACTCACGTAATGCTTTCATTACTGCAGGTTTGTTTGCCTTGAGTTGATAAGCGCACTCTGATATTGCAGGCATTTGCCAACGTGCAAATACATATTGATTGTTAGTCTGTTCCGTTATCTTGCAGTTCATTATAGACTCCAAGATAGAAACTGTCGACTTGGTTACTTTGTTTGGGTCTGTACTTGCTTGTTCGACCAGAGTTTTTGCGATCAAGTTGTCTTTGACACCATTGGCTATAGACTTGATTCCAATCTCCTCTGCTGTATTGGTTTGTAATATAGAAATGTTTGAAGTATTTAGTTTCTCGATCATGGTTTACCTCCTTGTATTGATTGATTACTTCTTGGCTTGGTTGCCACTCTGATGTTAGTTTCGCCACAGATAATTCTCCCAGTAGTTGTGATACATTTGTTCTGCAAAGAAATCACACCATTCTTTTTCATGTTGTAGTTTGGGTTTCATATTGTAGTTTACAAATCTTTTGACTTCAGCTACATCTTCAGACTCGCTGATTTTATCTTCAAGTCCTTTGATCTCTGCTACCTTTTGTTCATATACAAGATAGACATTGTTCTGTAAGTTAGCCATTTGCACCTCCTTTATTTAAATAAGTATCTGCTAATCTATGTGGTAATACAATATCCATATTACATTTATCACAACATATACCATCAGCAACTGGTTGAGCATTATTGCCTTGATCCCATATTACTTTGCCATTGTCATCATAATGAATATCTATTTCACCTTTACAGATGATACATTTTAGGTCTGTCATTTTAGTATCTCCTTTACTATTATATCTGGTAGAATCATAACCCATCTTGGTTCACCAGTTTTTCTTTTATACAAAGCAATGTCTTTTCCTTGTAAGACTTTGAAAACACTAGGAAATTTATCTACTGCTCTGTATTTTACTTCGACTACATACTCTTTATCATTGATAATTAGTTTGATGTCACCAGTATGCTCACCACCAAGACTGCCTGATAGTGGTACTTTTTTAGCAGGTAACTTCCATGAGTTAAATAGTTTTACAAACCAATTTTCATGGTAGTTACCTTTACGTTTACTCTTGCTTGGCATTTGCAATCTTATTTCTAAGCGCATTTAACTGTAAATAAACTTCATCATCAAGATCATCTTTATAAAAATGTTTGATCATAAATTTTAATACTGCTGACATAGCTGACATTTCATCTTTGTCAAATTGTAACTTATACATTTAAAACTCCTCATCTGTTGCTGTTATAGTTAAATAAACCTGCAATGCTTCACACCAACAAAGCAGGTTAAATAGTCGTGGCTCAACTGCTAGTCGTTCCCATTGACCAAACAGTTTGGTATCAACACCAATCTCTAATGCTAATTTTTCTTGTGAAAGCCTTCTCATCTTACGGAGAAAGACTAATTTTTCTATTATTGATTTGTATTGATACCTTACTGTATTCTTCATTTGAAGTTCATGTGTTTGACTGCTGCATCATCAAGTATATCTTCAATCATAACACTTGCTTGTCTATCAGCATATTGTCGCTCATGTACTTTGGTAGTCATATGAGTCATCTTATTAACCCATGATTCTTCATTGAGTCCACCTCGATCTACTCCAAGTGCAGCCATATGAGTATAGATAAGCCTATACTCAGGTGGCAAAGCAATACTTGCAATCGATCTACAAGTGGATAACTCTTGTTTTTTGAAACCTAATAGTGTCATTGTTAACCTCCATTTTATTAGATTGTTCCGTAAGTTCCTTTCATATAGAACATTGAGTTGGGTCTGTTCATATATGATAGCAACTTACTGTTTCTTTCGACAGTAGTTTTATGTTTATTTTTTACTTCTTGTGGGTGAGATATCCAATCAGTTACTGTATTGTACAGACCCCACTTGTTACAACCAATCTTTTTTTGATAGTCTGCCCATAAGTCCATGAGAGTTTGAAACTGTCTTTCATTACGATATCTACCATCAACTGTTGGTCTTGGTGTGTAAGTAAGTTTGTTAAACATTTCAGTCGCATCAGTTTGTGTAACTGGTGTATTGTACCATTCACGATAACGCTGTTCGTTACCAGTAAATTCTTGAATCAAATGCTCAATGTGATCAAACTTGTAATAAAACTTACCATTATGTTTCTGTGTATAGTTGGCAATCTTATCAGCAGTAGTGCAACCATTATCGCACCATAGTCTAAGACCATCTGCTGTGATCATAACAGACCACACACCATTGTATGAGTTACGAACTGTGATACGAAATGCAATGTAACTATGTAACTGTGGATCTTGTATCGTGATATCTTTACAAGTAAAAGTTGCTTTCATCATTGCACCATTTTGCATCATGCTTATCTGTGGCACAAAGTCTGTTGATACTTTTTGCATCATCTCATAAATAGGATCAATGATAGCTTTGTGTTCTACTGGTCTGTATGCAGTTGAATGATTGCCAAGATATTCCATAGTATCTGTTCTGACTATCATCATACGATCATGGCACTTGACTAGCTTTGTTTCACAATCATCATCATATGTACCTGCCATTGATATCGTATTAATTGGAAAGTCATAGTCACCTAAGATTGTTTTTAAATTATTGATTTGTGTTATGTGATTCATGTTAACCTCCTTGTTGAATCATAGTTATATCTGAAGCAATGACTAATGCAAAGATGAAACCAATCCACATTATTATGACAAATACAATGTGAAGTAGCCACCATGCAATCATATTATTTTCAAAAAAGTCGTTTAATTTTTTTATCATATTATTTTCCTTTCGATTGTGTTTACTGCAAATATACAAATCTACAGCCTGATGTTTGGATCAACCACCTGACTTTGATAATCAAGGGGAGTTGAGGATTAGTGCAATAAGCAAGAACAAAGCCACAGTGGTTGACAGAAAAAAAGGACAGATTGCTCTGCCCTTTTATTAGGTTAGATAGTTTCTTGGATAGGCTTGTAATTCTTACCTAAGATTGCTGCAGCTTCATTGAGTATCTGAGAAACATCTTGCTTAGAAGTCTTTGCTCTTGGCTTCCAATCTTCATCAGTTACTGCCTTGTAAACTGCCTTATCAGTCTCAAATCTAACAGTAAGTTCGGCTAACTCATCTGACATTTTTTTGTAGATATCAACAGCAAATGCCAACTTTTTGTCAACAACTTCTTGTCCCTCACAAGGGGTTAGACTAGCGATCTTAGCCCTTTGATCTGACATTTGGTTCTCCTTATACTCTAAAGAATTGTTAGATGAGTAACAAGCGTCACCTGCTATTGATTCCCTTAAATAAGCATTTTGTTCGCCATTGTGGAAGGTCACCACAGCGAGTTTCAACTTAAATAATTCAGTAGATGTAATATTTTTGATTTTCATAATTTTCTCCGTTTGTTAAGTTAATATGGTCACAACGACCATGCTGACACAAAACCACAACTTTACTGGATAATACAAAAATCTAGGTGGTAGATTCGACACGCAACTCGTTGCGTTCTTGTCGAATCACCACGCTTATTTTTGTATTACATCTTGTCGCATGGCGAAATAAACAAAGCGTGTGACTCTATCGGTCACACACAGTTCGCCAAGCGATCCTAAGCAAAGTAGTGGTAAAGTGTCTGCATGATCAGTTCGTTGTGAACAGATTAACGCAGACAAACGGTCTTAGAAAATTACGAAAATCGGAAATATTCCTTACATCTGCTAGAATTATTTAAGTTTAAACTTGATGTGTTTTTAGTGAGCTTTCACAATTTTTAGTAGGCGAACAAACTTGTTTAATGCTTATTTAAGCACAGGAATCAATGCTTGGCAGGAGGCGCTATGTTACCACTAACAATTCTTGAGTTAAGGTGTACCAAATGTTCAAAGGGGTATGATTGCTAGTCTTAGCACTTGTGGCAAGAATTGTTGGCAGAAAGTTGTCTTGCATTTGTTTGATAGATACAAACAAATGGTGTTAGCCAACTTTCTGCAGATTTGTAAGACTGATCAGTTTCAAGGTAGTATCTGTTGACGATTGGTTAGACAAGGCACTTCTAAGTGAGATTCAGATACTCCTTGAAGCTAATCTTAGGAAAGAATATACAACCTCCAAGAACTACTAAGCAAATAAAAGGCATTGCAGAGCAATGTCGCTTTTATTTGGTCAAGCACAAATAAATAAAGCCATGCCCTTCGGCATGACCTTATTATGCTTTGTGCTTGAGTAGTTCTACAAGGTTGTACATACCTTGGTTTGGTTCTTTGTCGGAACAAAGAACACGTATCAGGCACAAGTGTGTGTTTCTCCTGTAAGTCTTTGTTTTAACACAAGAAAAAAAATGCCCTTGACAGGGCATTCCCACTTGTCCCATAAAGGGGGGACAAGGGGGGTTTTCGTGTTAAAACAATATAGACTTACAAAGAAACAAAAGACACTTGTTGATACGATCGTAGCATTCGGTTGTAGTGTCAAAGAGGCAAGTGCAAAGTCTGGATACGCAGACGGTGAATCAGGGAGAGTGACTGCCAGTAAGACTTTGCGTTTGCCTCATGTGCAAGAGTATATGCAACAATGTATACGACAGAGCATTGGACTAAATGCTACGATTGCTTCAAGGAAAGTACTCGACTTAGCAAGTAATGCTAAGTCTGAGTACGTACAGCTTGAAGCAAGTAAAGATATACTTGATAGAGCAGGGTACAAACCAGTAGAAAAGAACATGACACTTGTGCAGGGTAATATCTCTGTAAACATAGACTTGACTTGACTAGGGGGACTAAAAAATGCAGACTCAACACATGACATGGTCTTACACAGACAATAATATTCAAAAAGGCTCGTAATGGCTAAGACACCTGCATGGACACGAAAAGAAGGCAAGAATCCTAAAGGTGGGTTAAATGCTAAAGGTCGTGCCTCATATAAAGGTGGCACATTAAAGCCTCCAGTAAAATCAGGTGATAATCCTAGACGTGCAAGTTTTCTTGCTCGTATGGGCAACATGAAAGGACCAGAATATGATTCAAAAGGAAACCCTACTCGTTTACTATTATCGCTTCGTCAATGGGGTGCTAAGAGTAAAGCAGATGCTAGAGCAAAAGCTAGAGCTATTAGTAAACGAAATAAAGCCAAAAAGAAGTCTAAAGGATAAACTTAACCAACTAGAAAAGGAGAGAGCAATGCCATACCATACTATGAAAAAAGGTGCAGCTAAAAAGAAAACAAACGGAGGTCTTACTAAGAAACAGAAGACACTTCCTGCAAGTCTGCAGAAAAAAATTATGGCTTCTAAAAAGAAAAAAATGAAGTAATGGCAAAGTCACGAGTCAATGAGGCAGGTAACTATACCAAGCCAACAATGAGAAAGGCTTTATTCCAAAGAATAAAAGCAGGAACTAAAGGTGGCAAGGCAGGTCAATGGTCTGCAAGAAAAGCACAGATGTTGGCTAAACAATACAAAGCAAAAGGTGGAGGGTACAGATGAAGAAGGCACTTACTGATAGACAAAAGGCTGCACTCAAACGTCATGCCAAACATCATACTGCAAAGCATATGTCCAGTATGAGAAAAGATATGATGGCAGGAATGTCGTTCACAGCTAGTCATAAGAAAGCTATGAAAAAAGTTGGAAAGTAATGGCTGATCCTAAAGTAGGTACTGGTAAGAAACCAAAGGGAACTGGTCGCAGACTTTATACAGATGAGAACCCTAGAGATACTGTATCTATAAAATTTGCTACACCTGCTGATGCTCGTGCAACTGTTCGAAAGGTTATGAGGATTAAGAAACCGTTTGCTCGTAAGATACAGATACTAACTGTTGGAGAACAAAGAGCAAAGGTTAT